ATGACGCTGCTAACAACAGCTGAGGTCGCACATCAGCTCAAGATTTCCGTTGCTTCCGCAAAACGCTTAATAAAGAAGGGAGACATACCACACATCAGAATTCTTCGCTCGGTAAGGGTAGACCAGGCAGAGTTGGAGAATTGGATTGAGGAGAATCGAGTCCCGGCCAAAACCGGTAGCTTTTTTGATATAGGTACTAGTAATCCCACAGGAGATGCATCCTGAGCGGCGGGGAGTTCTGATTTGGCACTCCCTCATTGATGGCCCGCTGAGCCAGAGACACCGCGTTCAGCATTCTCAGTAGAGTCCTGTTTCTTCCGGGCTAGGGGACTTACTCACCCCTTCATGGATCTGGTCAATCGCCCAAATGACTGCACCCCGTTTACTGTTGGTTACGGGGTGCCAACGGCGGGATAGCTCAACGGTAGAGCAGCCAGGGAGCAGCATATCTGGCGATGGGGGTTCGAGTCCCCTTCCTTCCAAACCCACGAGAAAAAGGGTTTTGGGGCAGTATGGGATGTTCGTCGGCGGTCCGGTCCGGGGCCCATAACCCTGGATGGCGGGTTCAACTCCCGCCAACGATCTCGCTTCAAACAAAGGATGGCCGATGATCAAACTTTTGTACTTCGCCTTTCTGCTCAGCTGCATGTACTACTCCTTCTACTTCAGCGGCGATCAGAAAGACCGGACCCCCAAGAGTCACTCCAGAGCCAGGGGCGGCAAGGGATACAACAAGATGGGCTACATGAAATGGCTGCACCCTGCTTAGCGATCGGATGCCTGGGACGGGCAAGAGTCCAAAAAAAACTTCAGCACACATAGAGGCCCGGGGGAGCGGACACTTTATCCCCCCGGCCATCAAGGAGAACCAAATGGCAAAGAATGAAGAGAAAAGACGTCCTGCAATCGAAGAGATTGCAACCAATATGGACAATCTGGCCAATCAGCTGGCTGATCTGCTCAACCAGGCAAACACAAAGAACATGTACATGTACAACGCCGATCTGCCGACCATCGAGCCTGGATACGGATACAAGGACCGTGGGGATGGCGTAGGGATTGTCCAGCAGATTCTTGAAGCGATCAACATTGCCCAGGCCCGCGTTGCGATGATCAGCAATTTCATCGAATCGGTATAGGGGAAACTGGTGCGGCTGTTTTCTCCTTTTGGCAGCCGTCCCGGGTTCGATTCCCGGGATTCCCAGGCGGTGAACAAAGCCTCTCTTAGCAAGAGGATGGCAAACCGGACAAACTGGACGCAGGCTATGGAAACACCTGCATGATGCGTGAGTCGAAGCGACCGTAAAGTATAACGCATCTGGCAGCCGAGAAAGCGCGGCATGTTGGGCTTACCGCTGAGCCTGCCTGGCAAATCAGCGGAACTTGGGACTGTGGTGAAACGGTAAACACTATGGTTTGAGTCCTACAGGTCAGCTAGAGCGCCTGGATGCAGGTTCAACCCCTGCCAGTCCCATAGGGTGAACGGTAAATCCGAACCCTATTTTGATATGTGGCAGCACGTGCTGCCACCCTTGAAGGAGAGCGGAATGTTCTACACGGAAAAAGACATCGACAACACATGCAGGGCTTATTCCAAGGACTGGGACAAGCTGAATGTAAAAGAGAAGGCTTTGGTTCGCCAGGAAGCGGTCAAGTGGCTTGAGGCATACCAGGAGGCATTCCCCGGCATATTCATAGAAAAGGTGTATCCGGTCAAATGAAGAGACGGAAGCTCGGCGTCTGCAAGATCTGCGGAAGGCACTACGGAACCGAATGGCACCATGTGTTCGGGGGAAGCCAGAGAAGGGCATCCGATCGCGAGGGCTTGGTGATCGAACTCTGCCAGGAGTGCCATCAGAGGATGCATGCTGATGCTGATTTCTGGCTCAAGTACAAGAAGAGCTTCCAGCGCTCCTGGGAGACAAAAAAAGGCAACACACGGGAGAAGTGGATGAGACTCTTTCACAGGAACTATCTGACCGACCTGGAGGACTACGAATGATCCTGGTTGATATCGACAAACTCCCGCCAAAAATGAAGACCAAGATGCTCACCGTCCTTGACAACCTCAACAGGCTGGGAAGGCAGGCCAACCGGCTCTCCCCCAACGCCTTCCTGAACCTGACCGATATCGGAATCAAGAGAATCTTCGATTGGGCAAAGCCAACCATGAAGCAGGTCCACATCGACGAATTCCATAAATATCTAGGCGAGACAATCTGCAAGACCCTTTTGTACTGCAACTGCGTGAACTGCCCCGCCAAGAACTACAACCGCAAGAACTACACATGCCGACGAAAACTCGGTGAGTGGTCCATGAAGCACCAAAAGGAGGAATGATGTCAGGAACCAAGGCAGTCATGTCGGCGGAGCAGGCGGTGACGCTGCTCTGTGAGCGTTGGCCGATCGGCGAGAAAAAGACCGGCCGCTCGATTCACCGGGAGGTTGAGCAAATCCTCCTCGATGCAGGGGTGCCTGAATATCAGCTCCCCATGCAGGTGACGATCATGAGGCGGATGAGGGAGGTGGACGACTCTTACGGGGTCCACGTGTTGGAGGGTCAGAGATGCAAATCAACCTATATCAAAGAGGAGCCGAGGCAGTGGATTGCGAAGGTGATCGCGGCAAAGGGGAAGGTATGAACGTAATCCAGATCCAAATCGAGAAGCTTGTAGAGGACAAGCGCAACCGCAAAGTCGGTGGCGTGGATGTAATCCAGTCCGTAGGGACCCTGGGGGTGCTGCAGCCGATTCTTGTCGTCCCCCAGGGGGAGAATTATAAGATCGTGGCCGGGGCCAGAAGGGTGGCCTCTGCAAAGCACTTCGGCCTTCCCGTCATCCCGGCCATCGTCCTTGAGGAAGAGGATATCCAGATCCAGGCTGCCGAGAACTTCGACCGCAAGGACCTCAATCCCATTGACGAGTCTGATATGATCAACGCCCTTTTGAAGAAGGGCATGACCCGGGAAGCGGTTGCATCCTGGATGAACATCTCCGTCCAGCAGGTGGCAAGAAGGGAGAAGCTCGGCCAGCTTTCCACAAAAATGAAGAACCTGGTCAAGTCCGGGCAGGTATCTGCAGCCGTCGCCTCCGAGTTCGTCATTCTGTCAAAAGAGCAGCAGGACGAATTTTTTGAAAGCTACGACGGGAAGGATATCTCCAACATGTCGCAATCAGCGATCAAGGACAAGCTCCGGTGGAAGGTTGGGAGAAGGCTTGATAGCTGTGTTCCCGATTTGTTGATGATGGTGGACATGAGGGGGGAGAGCTGCAAGACCTGTGCAAGATGCGAGGGCTCGGATGACATGACCCTTTTTGAACAGTCGGACAACAAAACCTGCTTTGACAGTGAATGTTTCAACAGGCGCCTGTGCGAATATGTGAAACGCTACAAGGTCCCGTTCCTCTCCAATGACCCGAAGATGAATGAGATATCCGAAACCACCCTCGATGACTCATATGAAAAGTTGTATTCATCTCAGGAAGGGGCAATCGAGGGAATCGACAGTTTCGGTAAAACCACCTATTACGCAAAAAAGGCAAAATCCGAGAAAACCGCAGAAGAGGATCCGACCAAAAACGCCCGGAAGGCATTCAACGCTCATGTCGAGGAGATGAACGCTCTTCTTGCAGCAATCGAGAAAATTACCGGCGAAGCCATGGAGGACGCCTACCTTCCCAGTAAGGAAATCGACACCCTTTCCAGGAAGGTCATGATGCATGAGCAATATACGGGTATCTACGAATATGACGGCGTCAAGATTCAAGACCTTTCCTCTCCTGACGAACAGAGAAAATCGAAAATCTTTGCAAAGGCCATGCTGATTGCGGAAGCAGGGGAGCCAATCCGCTGGAGAAAGACCGGAACCCGATGCTGGCCTCTTCCTCCCCACCGTGACAACCCTCTCATCAAACTTGCAGCACACTATGTAAAACACTGGCTCACCAATGAGCTGAGGCTTCAGTACGTGAAGTTGTGGGACCTGTATGTATTGGAGCAGTGGCGGGAAGGAAACGAAGGGATGGAGCCGTTGTTGATAGCAGCGGGGAATCTCAATAAGGAGACATGGAAGTGAGAAACGGTGAACAAATCCAGCTGGATATGGCTCTATTGGAAAGTGCAATGAAACAGAAGCTTCAAGAGAACGAGCACAAGGGGTACTGGGCTGATGATTCCCTGCTTTCGCTTGCCAAGCGCGCCCAGGAAGAGCTTGATGAACTGGTTGATGCAATTCTCACCAAGCCTGCGGTTGAGATCATCAGGGAAGCTGCAGACGTCGCCAATTTCGCCATGATGATTTGCTCGAATGCAGCCAGGGACCAGATCGGCACTCAGTCAATGTTTATCGGTGTTGATATTGGAAAAGGGGAGGATGAGTCATGCAAATGCTAGAGAAACGCTTCATCCCGATTCACAGGGCGATTGGGATAGAGGCCAGCATGATTCTTTCCCTCCTGGTTCGATGCATGAATCAGGATGACCCGATTGAGAGCATCGAGTGCATATTCTATGACGCAAAACATAGGTGTCTGGTATCCACGGACCGGGTGCTCATTGCGTGGGTGTCGGTTGATGTCCCGGCTCTCTCATTCCTGAGGCAGCATCTCGGTCCAGAGAGCATGCGCCTCATGTTTGTGAAGGGGTTGGGAGTTAAGGGATTCGTGGTGGAAGAGAGTGATCGTTATCCAAACTGGAAGCGCATACTCCCGGACTACGAAAAGTGGGAGCAGCGAGAGCATCCCTTCCGGGCTTTTGATGTCTTTTTCAACGGGGAGGCTGCTTCTCTCATGACCGATATTGGAATTCCTCTCAACATCAGGCCCCTGAGAAAGCTGAGGGGTTTTGACTGGACGGTGAGGTTCGACCGGAAAAACCTTGATACCCCCGTGGTTTTCAAGTCAGCAATGGGAGAGGGGAATGATGTGTTTGCAGCTCTCATGCCCATTCGCATGGATCTTGTCAGGGAGAGGGGGTTGCAGTGAGCGATCTTGAATTACAGGTTCTCACCTTTCTGATCATCATCTGCGGGATCGCCTTCCATTCCCTGGTTTCCCTCCTGGAGACCATTTTCAAGAATGCCATTGAAATCCTGAAGTTGAAACGGGAAATCAAGAGGCTTGAAAAGGAGACCGCAAAGATCAAGCGCTGGCGTGAGATGCGTCAGGAAAAGAAAAACGGGGTGACCCCGATTGCCGAGGGGCAGCCCTTTGAGGTCATCAACATTGAATTGGTGAAAGAAGGAGAAAAGAAGTGATCATTGACGGATATGTAGTGCCAGACGATTTAAAGATTGAGGAACTCAAGGCTTCTGATGGCCATGTTGTTTATTATTGCAAAGGATTCGCCTGCTCAGAAAAGGACTCTATTCTGTACCACTTTTGCACGGCGCGTATATGTACTATCTGTGGAAAGTTCACTGACAAGCAATACAAGATTGTGTGTGACGAATGTGCAGACAGAAAAAGACGCAATGAATATCTTGCCCACACGGCTGTTCAATATAAAGGGCAACCGGTTTTTGTTGGGGAAGATTTGGTTATCGATAGGGACTTATGCAGCTACTTGGTCCATCTTCTTCATTGTCACTATACGCTCGATGATATTCTCAACTTGGAGATTTTTGAGGCAGAGCCTACGGAAATACCTGAGTTCGATATGAATGAGTTCTTGGTTGATCTTAATGTAGAGGACGCCGATTTTGACACCTCTTTTGATTACACAATCAACACTCTCATTAAACACGCAGCCGGGGTGGTTTATACCTTTGGGTCAAACCGTGTGGAGATCCCTGCCGAATGGATATCCAAGCACCTGGAGGCGGAATGAAAAAGCAGATAGCACCAAATCAAAAGTTCGAAGCTGGTAGAACCGTAAATTTCTGGCAGTGTAATAGCTGCACCCAACAAGGAAGATTTACTGAAGAGTGTTTTTCATGCAAGAACTACATTCCGATTATGGAGCAGGTTGACTATACCTATGATGAATTCATCGTTCGTTATAAAAACCTTATCTCCCCAATGGGATGCCTTCGGGAATGCGAGGAATCATGGGATGCTCTCAATGACGCATTCAATTTCAAATTCAAGGAAAACAACCTCTATGCGGAGTTTAAGGATGGCCTTCTGCATATCCAAAAGTTCTACAAGCGGGATGAGGTGATTGTCAACCTTTACACCGTCTCTTTCAGACCAAATGGTTATGCGGCAATAGCGGAAGGTAGGTTCGGCCAGAAAGCAAATCAGAAAGCTGAACGATTGGCCTCTCGTATATCAAGGAAGATGGAAGGAATCAGAGATAGATATCAACAGCTCTACTCTACCTATGATAGGAGCAGTTCCAGATGAGCATTTACACAGCCACCTATCCAGCCAAGTGCAAGCATTGCAGGTATCACCGATATGTGAGCCTTGGAAGGCGCAATATAGGTATTTGCACATTGGACCGTAAGCATGATGACTACGTTCTTCATGATGACGACAAGCACAGATTCGGGAACCAGGCCTGCTGCGACAGAATAAAGCTGTAGGAGTCACCAATGTACAGAATCAAAGCAAAGAACGTTTCCTCCTATATCCACATTGAGAAAGCCAAGGGGACCTTCACCTACTCAATCTTCTTCAAGTTGGTAACGAAGCCTACTCCAGGCAGGGCCAAGAAGTTTTTGACCAGGGATGATGCAATTGCCTTCATTGAAGAGATAGACAATGCTAGGAGATACTTTATACGGTGCGAATACACCCTCGCCGTAATGGGGGAACAATATGAACCGAGCTATAAATTCCCCTTCGGTCTTCGTAATCAGAAGCATGTGATCACCAAGGAGATAACCGCCATCGATTGGGAAGTGGAGGCAATCCACGACGAGACCATGCTCACCCACGATGAGCTGTGCAAGGCAGCCTGCACCTTCCTCCGTGAGAAGGGGTGTGCTCTTGTAGTGAATCAACCCGCAGCCCTCTGCAATGACGAATCCCCGGACGCTATAGGGTTCCATGGGCACAGTATCTCCCATTTGGTTGAGGCCAAAACCAGCCGCTCCGACTTTCTCTCCGATGCGAATAAGCCGTTCAGGCTGCATCCATATCTTGGGGTGGGTGGCTATCGGTGGTTCATCTGTGAGCCCGATCTAATCAGAGAAGATGAGCTTCCCGAGAACTGGGGACTTGTCTATGCAACGAAGGGGCAGAGGACGATTGTCAAGAATGCTGCATGGCAGGACAGGAATATAGATGCAGAGATGTACCTATTGTACCAAACCGCAAGGCGTGGCCTTGGAGGAAGAGATAAGGAGGAACTATGAGGATCTATTTATCCGGTCCGATCAGCGGATGCAAGGACGGAAACAGGGACGTATTCCGCATGTTCGAGCAGGCAATCATGGGTCATGGCCACAGGGTGGTGAACCCGCATGAAATCCTTCCTGTCAGCATCAAGGGACGGGGTGACTGGGAACGACATATGGCAGCTGATATCCAGCAATTGGTTGAGTGCGACCTGGTGTTTGTCATCTCAAGCCAGAAGAGCCGGGGTGTCGCCTTGGAAACGCACATCGCCAAGGAGTTGGGGATTCCAATCGTGAGAATGTCTTCTGTCGTCAATTTCATCGATCAGATTGATCAGGCAGAGAAAGAAATCAAGGAAAGATTAGGAGAAATGCTGTGAAGTACAATTTTACGTTCATTGAACCGGTCAACCGGGGTGAGCTCCCACTCGAGAGCAGCGTCACAATCACAACAAGGGGAATCCAGGCAGGGAAGAAGCTCAGGGAGGTTTTAAAGCTCGATTCCTTCAAGTATATGCAAATCGGCATCGATGAGCAGGCTAAGGCGGTTTGTCTCATCCCTACGAACAAGTCAGGCTCATTCAAGGCAGGTGGAGAGTTCGGGGGAAAGAACCTTGCGAAGAGGATTCTCACTTTCCTGGGAAGGAAGCCTTTCGTCTCGGTTGAAGACGGGGTGGTTATCCTTACTGCACAAAAGCCGGAGAAACCCGAACAGCCTCCTATATATAAGGAAGGGGAAATAGAAGAGCCTAAAAAGCGCGGCCGCCAAAAGAAGGAAGAATCCAAGGAAGAGGAGCGCAAGGAGTCTTGTGAGAACTGCGACTACCACAAGCCGATTCCCGGGCAGGCAGGGAGAATCAAGTGCGAGAAGATCGGCCAGACTAAAAATGTGGACGATTATTGTTTTCATTATGTACCGGAACTGAAATAAGGGGTTTTGTATGACTTTTTCCGTCCTTGGGTTCTCACAGCGAAGATTGGTTGAATTGGGCCTCACGATGGATGAGGCCATGATCCTTCGTTGGTTCGTGGATTATCTATCATCCGGCAAGATGCGAGTCATCCAGTTTGGAGGGCATACCTGGTACTGGGTGAACTTCTCCGGAGTGCTTGAAAGCCTCCCAATAATTGGTGGATCTGCAAAGACGATAAGCAGGAGATTCGAACGGCTGGAAGCTGCGGGGGTGCTTGAGCACTACACCTTCAGAGAGGGTGGCGTGTTCTCCTGCTACCGCATCAATGCGATCGTCTATGAGTCGCTTATCGATGACATCCAGGAGCAGAAAAAAGCGGCCTTGGCGCTTTCCGATACAACCACACCTGAGCTGTTTCCCACTGAAATAACCCAGTCCGAGCCTATTGAGGAGTGTTGGACAAACAGTGAGGGGGGTGAGACAGAATTGTCTAACGGTAAGACAGAACTGTCCGACCATTGGACAAATCTGTCCGAACAAAAGATTAGTGTATTAGATCAATCTATCAAACTAGAAGAGAAACCCCCTGTATCCCCCAGCGGGGGAAAACGCACCCGTTTTGTGAAACCGACAGTCGATGAGATCAGGGCCTATTGTGAATCACGCAACAACGGCATCGATGCCCAGGAGTTTTTCGACTCGAATGAGGCAAAGGGTTGGTTGGTCGGAAAGAATCGTACTCCCATGAGGGATTGGCAGGCTGCCGTACGCACCTGGGAGGCAGCCAGAAGGCGGGACAAACCGATTGACCGCAAGCGTGTCAATGAGGGGTTCGAGAATGTGAGGGCCGGGAGAATTCGACTGTAGTTTTGGGAGGTGTGGAGATGAACGGATTTCTGAAGATGCTGGCAGGAACGGAAGTGGGTAATGCAATGGTCAAGAGCAATGTCAGGTTCGAATTTTTCCATTGCGAGGAGCACGGCCAATACAGGGCTTTGTGTGTGGAGTTCCAAGACGGTACAGACCATCATGCCCCCTGTCCGAAATGCGAGGAAAAGAGGCGCGCTGCAGAAGAATCCAGGATCCAGATGCTCATGAAGGACCCGGCTCTTGTTCTGAGAGAAGGCATGATTGAATCCCAGGTGCCACCCCGTTATCTGGATTGGTCCTTTGGCAATTTCCCTGTTCAGGACGGAACGCTGGAGGCCTACCAGGGCGCCCAGGACTTCCTGGGAAGCAAATACCTCGATCTCGTTCTGCTGGGCCCGACAGGGCTTGGGAAAACCTCACTCGCGGTCTCCATCATCCGCCTTGCCCTTCAGAAGGGGATGACTGCCAGATTCGTGAAGGAGGCTGCTCTCCTTGATGAGATCAAGGCATCTTTCAACAACCGCGGAGAGACTTCCGATGAGATTCTCTCCCGTTACTCACGCTACGACGTTTTGGTGATTGATGAGGTTGGTTTGGGAGAGTGGAGCGCTTTTGATGCTACAAAGCTCTCAACCCTCATTGACAACCGCGCATCATATTTCCGTAAGACTGTATTTCTTACCAACCTATCTGAATCAGGATATCTGTCCCACTTCAATGACCAGTGCATATCAAGGCTTCATCAGGACGGTGATTTCTACATTATGACCGGCAGGGACTTGAGGTACGAATGCTGAATCGGATTGGGGCCAAACTGCTTGCAGCGAAGGTGATAGAAAAAGCTTTTGATGATTTGAAGAAAAAATCATTTCGTGCGTCTTCGGTTGGATTTTTTGAATCGTCATTTTATCTTTCCCTGTTTTGTGATCTGGCAGAACTTGATGGCCTTACTGTCTACAATCTCTATCGATCAATGGTTGGCAAGCAGGCTGTTACCGAGCAGTCACAGCAGTGGTTGGAGCGTGGAAAGGTCGGCATCTACAAGAACGGGAGTCTTGTAGCAGTGGCAAAGGATGTCGCAATGGCATGTGACATCTGCGGCATCACCCCGCCAACCCTGTACAAGTATGCCCGGACCGGTGAAACAACTTCGTACGGTTATCAGGTGCGAAAGCGCATAGCACCCCGTAAGCCAACCGGGATGCGCCCGCATGTAAGAATCGAGATTGTGGCCAAGGATGGATCGGTGTGGTACGCAGTCGGGTACAAGCAGGCTGCTGCAATCATAGGGGCGAACCCAAAGAGGATGCAGCACATCCTTGAAGCTGGCCATTACCATGGCTGGAAGCTGAGAAAGATACGGGGATACAGACATGGCGATGAGAAATAACCGGTTCTGGTGCAACCGAAAGCAAAGGGCATGCACCATCGGGCAATACAACTGCCCGGATTGTCCACGTAAGGATACCCGCAAGTCGAGTGCCAAAAGAGGGTACAACCATAGCTGGAGACAGATCCGTGAGCAGGTGCTTCGTGAGTACGGGATAGCACAAGCCGATTGGCCGCGCTACGACGTTGACCATGAGCCGCCTTATGATCCGAAAGAGGAGCCGGACCACCGCAAATACCGACTTGTTCCGCGTCTCCACGCTGATCATTCAAGCAAAACAGCCACCCTTGATACCAAGCGTGACTCAAAGGGAAGGTTCTTAAAGAAAGTTGAATAGCATAAAATGGTGAAAAAACCTGCAAATAAAGCGTTCAGAAGCATATTCGGAATAAAACATACCCAAAACAATGGCTATTTTCCCGTTTACATCTCACATGGGGGGTGGGTCAAATATCTACGACTTTCGATGTTTAGACCGCGGGGTGTCATCGACGCACGCGATGGCAAAAATAGAAATCCATGCCCGCGCGCAATATAAGGAGTAATGCATGAAAGGACGTCCACGAATCCCTGAGAAACAGAAGATCCTGAGTGGGACCTTCCGCAAGGACAGGAATCCGGAGCACGAACCGCAGCCTGCCAGGCTTGATATCGTTCCCGGTCCTCCTCCTTCCCTGAACGCGTTTGGAAAGAAATTCTGGAAGCAGTATATGGCCGAGCTTTCCTCTGTTGGAGTGGTGACTACCGTCGACCTGGGTGGGTTTGAAATCGTCGCTCAGACATACGGCCAGTGGAAGGAAGCAGAGGAGTCGATATATAGGCCGGTAATCGACGGGGTCAAGACAAAGCGCAGCTTGGCAGCCTACATGGAAGAGCGGGAGTACCAAAGAAAAAATATGGCCGAGCTACTCACCCTTGAAAAATCCAGGAATGACTTCTTCAGGTTCTCCGCTCAGTATGGCATGACACCTGCATTTAGAAACAAGATTGACATCAAGGATCCAGTGAAAAAGGAAACAGACCCTATGGAGGATCTTCTCAGTGTCAACTGAGATTACCGCCAAGCAATACATCGATGATGTTTTGTCGGGGAGGGTCGTTGCCTGTAAGTTTGTGAAGCTTGCAGTCAAACGTCATGTAGACGACCTGAGAAAATCGAAACGGCCATCCTACCCGTATGAGTTTGATGAAAGCCTGGCAACAAGGTCCATCCAGTTTGCACAACTCCTGAAGCACTCAAAGGGAAAGTGGGCAAAACGAGGAGAGTCGATCAAGCTTGAACCCTGGCAACAGTTCATAAAATGGGTGATACATGGCTGGGTGAAAAAGGGGACAAAGCTTAGGAGGTATACGAAGGCTTATATCGAGGTTGCGAGGAAAAATGGCAAAACCACCTTTGCAGCTACGGAGGTGCTGGATCTGTTCTTCTTGGATAAGGAGCCCGGAGCTGAAATATACCTGGCTGCAACAAAACGGGAACAGGCAAAAATCTGTTGGACCGAAGTTCAGAAGATGGCCATGAAGCATCCAGTCCTGAAAAAGCGCATCGACGTGTTAAATCACTCATCAGCAATCAGGACAAAAGGCGGGGATTCGGTTATAAAAGCCCTGGGGGCTGACTCAGATACCGAGGACGGATTAAATCCTCTGATGGCCATCATCGATGAGTACCATGCACATAAAACATCAGACATGGTTAATGTCATTGAGTCGGGAATGGGTGCCAGGGAGCAGCCGCTCCTTGAAATAATCACAACCGCCGGGGTGGACCAGTTCTCTCCCTGTTACCAGGAAGAGCGCGATTTGGCTGTAAGGGTGCTGGAAGGCGAGCAGGCAGATTCATATTTTGCAATCATTTTCACTCTTGATGAGAAGGATGATTGGACTGATCCCAAGGTTTGGGTCAAAGCAAACCCGAATCTCGGGGTGAGTGTCGAGTTTGATTACCTGCAAAAACGTGTTGAATTGGCGCTTGCGTCTCCACGGAAACAAAATGATGTCAAGACTAAGAATTTAAATATCTGGTGCAACGCATCAACTGCATGGATATCAAGCGACAAGTGGGACTCTTGTGGTGGGTTAATTGATATTAATGCATTGAAAGGAAGGACTTGCTATGCAGGCATGGACCTTGCCGTAACCACCGACCTGTCCGCTGTCGCTGTTGTATTCCCTCCAATTTCCGATGATGAAAAATTTATGGTATTAATGAAATATTATTTACCTGAAAATTTAATCGATGAAAAGTCAAAAAGCGACAAAGTGCCTTATTCGCTTTGGCGTGATCAAGGGTGGGTTACCGCTACTCCCGGGGATATCATAGACCAGGACTATATTGAAGCAGATATTCTTAAACTCTGTGAGGATTACAATTTAGTACAGGTTGGATATGATAGGTACAACTCCACACAAATAGTTTCAAACCTCATAAAAGACAATATTGATATGATTCCGATAGCCCAGAATTTCCCTGGCATGTCCCCTCTTGCAAAAAATTTCGAATATATGATTGCAAAAAAACTTATAAATCATGGCAATAACCCTGTTTTGGCCTGGAACAATCACTGCTGCGAAATTGAAAGCAATGCAGAAGGCAATATAAAACCTAAGAAACCGGACGTGAGAAAGACCGGAAAAAGGATTGACGGCATTGTGGCGTTGATCATGGCGCTTGGGCTGGCAATGGGTAATGACAAAGAAAGCCAGGATGATGGTGATATGAGGTTTATGTAATGGGCCTGAAGCAGATTGTTACGAGAGCATTCGCCAACCTTCTTGATTTGAACGAGTTGTTTTCAGGATATAGCCACCTCACCTCATCCGGGGAGCAGGTAGGCCCTGAGAGTGCGCAAAGAATATTCGCGGTTTATGCTTGCGTCAACGTCCTTTCAGAAACATTGGCCACGCTTCCTTTGAAGGTCTATCACCGTGAAGAGGACGACTCCAGGCAGGTTGACCCAAGCCATGCATTGGCCAAAGTGATATCCAGGCCAAATCCTACAATGACGAGTTTTGATTTTTTTGAGCACATGATGTGGTGCCTTGCTCTGAGGGGGCGGTATTTTGCAATCAAAATCAAGGTTTTTGGAAAGATAAAGGCCCTCCATCCGGTACTAAACCCAGATTCCGTATGGGCTGAAAAAAACAAAGACCAGCGATATCAGTTTACAATCGGCGGTAAAGTCTATGACCAGGATGATGTGCTTTTCATCTATACGCACGGCGGGAATTCAATAATCAAGTACCAGGCAGATACTTTCGGGAAGGCGATTGCAATCGATAAATATGGGGCCAGCTTTTTTAAGAACGGAGCGAAGCCTGCGGTTGCTGTAAAGGTCCCCAAAAAGCTGGATGATAATGCGTTTGAATCGCTTAAAAACCGTTGGCAGGATACATATGGCGGTGCTGGGAATGCCCACAAGGTAGCGATACTTGATGACGGAAAGGACATAATCCCGCTTCCGATCAGCAACGAGGACTCTCAATTTTTAGAGACCATGAAATATTCCGATTCACAGATAGCAGGCCTTTTCAGGGTGCCTGTCTACATGATTGGGAACTATGACAAGGCTACATTCTCCAATATTGAGAATCTCGGGCTACAGTTTTCTCGATTTACCATGGCGCCATGGTGCCGTCGGATTGAGTTGGCAATCAGGGGGCAGCTGATTGATGAGCCGGATTCCTATTGCGAATTCTTGATGGATAGCCTGGAAAGAGGAAATCTCCTATCCAGGTATCAGGCATATTCAGTTGGACGAAGCGCCGGGTTCCTATCTCCCAATGAAATCAGGAAGAAGGAGAATCTGGGTCCTTATGATGGTGGCGACGAATATACCAGGTTGCCAGGCAATGAAGTAATCGGGGGTGAAGCGTGAAAAAGAAGTGGTACCGAATCGAGAACAAGACAAACAGTGCAGATATTTACATCTATGATGAAATTGGGATGTGGGGAGTAGACGCGAAGGATTTTGCCACTTCCTTGGCGCTGATAAAAGACTTTGATCAAATCAATGTTTTCATCAATTCGCCTGGTGGAGACGTGTTCGAGGGGATGGCAATCTACAATGCTCTTTTGACTGTTAAGGACAAGCTCACAGCTCATGTCATGGGAATGGCGGCATCTATTGCATCAATCATCCTGATGGCAGCACCGAAGAGGGTCATTCATCAAGGAGCCCTGGTAATGATTCACAACCCATCTTCGGGTGTGTGGGGAACTGCGAGTGATTTGCGTAAGCGCGCAGAGACCTTGGATAAGATCACAGACCAGATGGTTGACATCTATCGGGGGGTCACCGGGCTTGAGGACTCTGAAATCAGAAAGCTTTTGGACGATGAGACCTGGATGAAGGCTGATGAAGCTGTTGAAAAAGGTTTTGCAACCGAGCTGAACGAAGAGGAGGCGGCTGCCTCCCTTCAGAAGAAATATGCATCCAAATTTCACAATCTTCCGTCGGAAGTTGTGATTGTTGAAGAGCCAACGATACGCGAGGCCGAAGATGCCCTACGGGATGCAGGGTTTTCCCAGGCTGTCGCGAAGAAGATTCTTTCTCAGGGGTTCAATCGGGATGATTGCGATCCACGCCGGGACGGCGATGAGGACTTCTCTGAGGCGATTCAGATGCTGGATAAGATGATCAAGAATGTAGGAGGAATCCATCGTGGATGAACTTAAGAAAAGGCTGGATGAACTCCAGACCGCACTTGCCGCCCTTACCGAGCGAATTGAGGCAAGTACAACCGCAAAAGCGGAGACAAAGGACCTTGAGAGCTTGAGGGTTGCTCTTGAGAAGATGAAGGCGGACGTTGAGGCTGAAATCACAGCAATCAAGACGAATGGCTTGGCAGGGCTCACCAATGAGGGCTCGAACAAAATCAAGGCCGTGGCAAATTTTGTTGCACTCGCTCGCAAGGGCACGTTCGAGGGTGCTGTCAGGGTGTCTGAGAAGTCCGACGGCGGGTACTTTATCCCTGAGGAAATCGAGCGGGGTATCCTGACTCTTGCTGCAAACGAAGGAGACATGCGTTCTCTTGCGGATGTAAGGGGCTGCAACAGTGATACCATAAAAATTCGTGTTCGCGTAAGCGGTGCCGCTGCAGGCCATGTTGGGGAGGACGATGAGAGATCAGTCACTGATACCGCCAAGTACGCCGAGATTGAGATTCCCATCCATACCCAATATGCAGCTCCAGAGATCAGCGAACAGGCTCTTGAGGACGCTGACGAGGATCTTGCTGCAGAGCTGCAGGCAACCATTGCTGAAGCTCTGGGCGTCCAGGATGAGACTGACTTCATCACCGGCGATGGTGTAAAGAAGCCGAGAGGAATCCTGTCATACCCGTTCAAGGCGGTGACTACCGTCAAGGACTTGGAGTGGGGAAAAATCGGGACCGTAAAAACCGGAGCGGCTGGTGCATTGGCTGAAACCAATCCCCAGGATGTGTTCCTCAAGGCAAAATCCATGCTGAAGCTTCGCTACCGAGTCGGTTCCGTGCTGTTGGTGAATACCACCACCGCCGGGAAGATGGAGCAGCTGAAGGATGGGGAAGGGCGGCCTTTGTGGTCTGCTTCTCTCCGTGATGATATGCCTGACAGGTTTGCTGGTATCAAGGTCTTAATCAACGACTACCTCCCTGACATCGACAATGCAGCTGGTTTGCCGTTCGCCGTCCTTGGCAATTTCAAGAAGGGCTATGCCATTCGTGACCGCAAGGGCATGACTATGCTCAAGGATCCGTACACCAAGTACGGATGGGTGAAGTTTTATACCACCAAGCGCACAGGTGCTGGTGTGAAGGACTTCTTCGCTCTGATCGGCATTAAGGCCGTTGCATAAGGGGATGTAAGGTGAAAGACCAAAAATCCGTCATAAAAGTAGTCGAAGCTGTAGCTCCCGTTACCGGAAAGTCCACGGCAGCTGCCATCGCTATCGACCGTCAGGGATATGAGTCCCTGACAATCGTTGCCGATCTGGGAGCAGGGGCTTATACGTCGAGCGCGTATTATACTCCTACGCTCACTCACAGTGACGATGGATCAAATTATGTTGCAGTCGATGCAGACCAGATTCTCGGAGAGTTATCCACGGTTAAGGCAACGATTGCGGCAAACCAGCTCACCAAGATCGGGTACATCGGAGAAAAGCGGTATGTAAAGTTCGCATTCGTTGTTACTGGAACGCTCGCCGCCGATGTGACTGTCGCAGCATTTGCAATTCTCGGACATCCCCATTTGAGCCCCGTGGCTTGATGGTGATTCTTTTTAATGGCGGGGCAGCAATGCCCCGCTTGCGAGAAGGCTATGGAACTAAGCCCCGGTGCATTGATCACATATGAATATTTCATCGAAATGCTGGGCACTGAAAAGTATCCTCCTGAGATGCGCGACCGATTGATCGGCTTGATCAATTGGGTGTCCTCCAGGGCCGAGGCTGTTGCAGGCCGCCCCATAATCGAGGCAAGCAGGGTTGTGGTTCTCGATGGAACCGGAACCCCAAGGATTTACCTACCAGTCATACCAGTAGCTTCGGTTGAGTCGATCATTATCGATGAGTGCAGGGTTTTCGACGGTGTGCCTATAACCGATTATTACATCAACAAAGAAAATGGAATGATTATTCGCAACCGTAACATTTTTCCTTCTGGTTGTTCGAATGTTCAAGTTTCCTATACCGCAGGGTATACAAGGGAAGCTCTTCCCGATGATGTGAGGAAAGCGTGTCTTGAGGCCATCCAGACTGCCTGGAACCGCCAGAACGACAACTCATACGGGGTGACCTCAAGAAGTGATCCCAATGGGATATCTGTCTCGTATGAGAGCCGCCTCAGTGCTGATGTGTTTGAGGTGTTTGCAAATTTGAGGATACCAAGGGCATGAGCAGAAAAAAACCATATGTTGACCTTGAAGATATCGCATCGAAATACCTTGAGGGGTTCAACGCCGATACTGGAGTGATATCCAGGGTCGTTGGATCGATCGCTTATGCCTTGAAGAGCGAGGCGCGTGCTGCACAGAGAAGAAGGTTTAAACAGCATTCTAGAAAGTTCAACCGGAGCATCAAGTACCAACAGAGAAGGAAGGCCGCTAGGGCCACTTTGTATGCGGGCAACCTTGCAAGCATCTATGAACGAAATGGAGCGCTTATCCAGCCTATGAAAGGCAAGGCTATGAGGTTCGTAATCGATGGGAAAACCATTTTTTACACCGGGGTGATAAGGATCCCTCCGCAGCCTTATTTCTATGCGGCTATGGAGCAATCAATTGGAAGAGGTGTGGATAAAAAAGCTGCCCTCAAGCAGTTGGGAATTGAATTGAAGGAGCACAATCTTGTCCCAAAGAACTAGATATTTCAATACAGAAGATCAGATAGGGGAAGTTGTTCAGCTCTTGATTGATGAGCTTCCTCTCTATCTCGATACCGAGACTCCTACTCCCAAGAAGATCAGGGAAGGTACCGACTTCACTACTTCATCTTTTCAAAAGCCGTATGTTTTGGTGAGTGCTGCAAATCTCGATTCTGAGGAATCCGGGGAATGTCTTCTTGAAGATCTCCTTGTCATCCGAATCGGGGCCTATGTAGAAGGAAAGGATGATGAGACCTCATTAAAACGAAGCTATGAGTATGCTGACGCAATTCGAAGCGTATTTATCGATAATGACAGGCTTGATCACTCGTACGACATCAGGCCGTCCGCCGTCGATTATTATCCCGGCGGGACCACGAATGAGAAGCTCTGCATTGTAGAGCTTGAAATGAGACAACAAATTACCAGGGGGTAAAGAAGATGAAAAGTGGATTCATGAAAGTGGCTGTGGGTGGGCCCGAAACCACCCTGGGAACCGCGGTGGCAAGAACATCCCGCCTTCCCGTGACCGAGGCGGTTTTCCTCAAGCAGAAGGCGACGACTGAGGAAAAGGGATACATTACCGGTAGGAACACAAAAGCCGGGTACATCAAGACGGCAGAGGAATGCACTGCTTCTGTGCCGATCAACCTGACTGCCTCAAAAGCTCTCAATATCGTTTTGAGGTCCCTCTTGGGATCAATGTCCACTCCAGCCCAGGTGGGGTGCGGGATCATCATTACCTATGATGGGGCTGAGGATTCTTGCAAACTGGTGGTGGCTGCTGACTCCATCTCTGCCTTTGCGGGAAACAAGGGCTCGGAAGTGGCGGATGCTGACTTTGGCTCCGCTGGCTCTTACGCTCTTACTGGAAAGACGTTGGCTGATCTGGTAACGGATATTTCAGCATTCGATGGGTATACTGCAGTAGCCCTTTATGGTGAGCCCAGCGCCTCGGCTTCAACTGCTGTGGCGATTGCTTCTGCACAGGCCAAGGATAGGTCGGTGCCTATTCATTTCACCTCCGCGACTTCCGGTGCTTACCTGAGAATCTATACTCCTCTTCTCACCAACGACGAACTTCCGGGCTTCTCCATCCAGGCTGACGGGGACGGGGATAACCGATTGGGTGCCGGGGCGGTGGTTGATTCCATGAACGTCACGGCCGACCTGAAGGCGAAGGTCAAGGCGACTCTTGAACTGATGATGCTCACTGTCACCGGAAACCAGACGGCGATCACCGCTGCCATGACTGAAGACGACATGGATGTGCTCAAGTTCTCAGACGGGATGACCTATATCGGTGGTGAGAAGTTCTGCTACACCAAGAGCCTTTCCTTTGACATTTCCAACTCCCACGGAGCCGATGAGGGCTACTGCCAGGGGCAGCAGACCAAATCCAAGCATGCCAAGGGTCCGTTTGCTGTAACCGGTTCCGTGACCCTTCCTGTGGACTCTGCCTCTGAAGCCGAGCGCATCAAGGCTCTTGCGGTTTCCGTATCCTCATTGTTTGCCAGGTATCTGGGAAGAAGTTATGGCAACGGGATCAACGCTGCTGTGATTCTCGATGTCCCGGCAATTCAATACACGGATGACTCAAAATCTGCGGGAGATGCAAATCTTGAGCAGTCACTCTCCTGGGAGATGATCGACGATGTCTCCTATGACGCGCCGTTCGCAATTCATACCATTACCAAGGAGTCTGCCTGATGTTGAAATTCGCGGATAGGAAAAAAACGATCGGGCCGAAGGTATTTCTCAAGACGATCGAAGGTGAGTGGATCCGGCCGAAAATGCTTAATGTGACCCAGCAGGATGAGCTGAAGGTTCTGCAGCAGCGGGCATTGAAGTCGGCCGGTGTTGGCGCGTCGAAGGTTGTCGAGATTGAGAAGGTCAAGGCAAAGCTCAAGGAGGATGAGACGTCTGAAGAAGAAATCCCTGAATCCGTATATGAGACAGTCATGGCGCTCAACGCGATGCCAAGCGCTGATCTTGCCCGTTTTCTTTTGAAAAACGGAATCGGGGCGCATTCATTCGTGGATGACACCGATGAGGGCAGCAACGAGGTGTCAGACAAGATGGTTGAAGAGCTGATGGAGTACTCCGACATCTCCCTGGAGATTGTAAAGATCGTCAGCGAATTCAACAGCCCTTTAGCACCGACGACGTCCGGGACATCCGAGACGTCGCAGAGTGGATCTACCGGGGAAGCGAATTCGAAGACGGGGACGCCCTCCCCGACAAGCGAATTCCTTCAGACCTGATTCGCGAGATAGGTCCTTTCGTCCGTGATTACATCAGGATGATGGATGGGGATGGGACCTATCGACACTTTCTCTATCCAGGAACGCTGGCCGACCAACCGTTCCTGGTCATGGATATTCTGGATATCGTCCGGGCGCGGTGGAACGAGCTGAGAAACAAGGAGCAGCAGGATGGCCTCAAAGGTAAACATAGTCATTAACGGCAAGAACATGGCTAGCAAGGCGATCAAGGATGTGACAAAAGATTTGTCGGAAGCCGGTGATGCCTCCAACCGGTTCAACGACGGAATGATGAAGCTGGCCAAGTTCGGCCTTGGGACGGCAATTGCGTCGGTTGGGGCTGCCATGACCGCCTCGCTTGCTTCTCTTAAGAAGTCCGCTGATTTCTCCGATATCCGAATGGGATTTGAAACCCTTCTGGGAAGCTATTCTGAAGCAGAAAAGATGCTTTCGAGTCTTCAGGGCCTTGCCTCGAAGACTCCGTTGCAGCTCAATTCTGTCACAGAAGCTGCAACCCAGTTGCTTGCAGTAGGGACAGACAAAAATCTCATTACCAGCGAACTGAGGATGCTGGGTGACCTGGCAATGGGCAATGAGCAGAAATTCGGACTGCTGACTGATGCCTACGCAAAACTGAGGGCGAAGGGAAAAGTGTCCTTGGAGGAACTGAACCGGTTTACTGAAAATGGGGTTCCCTTGTTGGGGCAGCTGGCCAAGAATCTTGGTGTTTCCAATGACGAACTCCAGAACATGGTATCATCCGGAAAGATCAAGCTGAAGGATATCCAACAGGCCATGAAGGACCTCACAGAAGAGGGTGGGATGTTTTTTGGCATGATGGAAAAAAAGAGCCAGGGTGTGAATGGGAAATTGTCTACCCTGAGGGACAACCTTTCCATGACAATGATCAAGTGGGGGTCAGCATTTGAACCGCTCGCTGGAACTCTTCTGGATAATGCCATCAAAAAGCTGGATGAATTTTCAACATCTGAATCCTTCAAGAATTTCGTAGAAACTACAGTAAGGTGGGCATCTTGGGCAGCGGATATGGTGCCTAAAATTGGGCTTGTTTTCGGATTTGTTGGAGAAGTGATAGCAATCACCGTTCGACATGCCAAGGAGGAGCTTGATAAGGTTGGTACTTTTGTTTTCAAGAACCCAGTAATAAGAGCAATTGTTGAGATTGGGGGAGATACATGGGACGCGCTCAAGACAGGATTTTCGACCGGTAATTGGTCCCCTTTGTTTGGTTCTGGAATCGACATAACAAAAACAGGAATCTCTATTTTGGCAACAGTACAGCTTGCATCAGCCCTTGGCCATATGGTTTGGACTGGAATATCATTAGCTTTGCTAAAAAGTGGCTTCGCCAAGTATGGCGGATTGTCTAGTACAGGAATTATTGCCGCTGCAAGCATTGCAATCGGACTTATTGAGGCTGTGGACAATGGAGGATATGAGAAGTTCGGGAAAAATCTTGCATTGGCATTAGCCATTGGGATTGGCATTGGGGCTTTTACCAAGTCTCCAAAGGTAGGGATGCTTGCCTTCACTATAGTTATGAATTTGGAGTGGGGAGAAAAAATCCTCGATTTCTCTGAATTTCATCCTATTCAGGACATTAAGAATTGGTTTGAGGATCCACAATCTCTCGCGAATTCGCTTAGAGCAAGCTTTATAGATATCTGGAGAATGTCTGGTATATATGCGTGGCTACAAGGATATGGCAATGATATAGGAGAAGACTTCGGGAATAACCTCCTAGACTCATTTTTGAATATAATTAAGACTTTCGACCTGGTAGGCGCATTTGTAGACCTCTGGAAATTTTATATACAACCACTCACTGAACACATTTCAAGTTACGGAGATGAACTTGGACAAAATTTTATTGATTCCTTCTGGCGTGTGATTTCAGTTTTTGACTTGGTCGGTGCATTTATGGACCTCTGGAAATTCTACATCCAACCGTTGGTTGTTTCCATATCAGATTATGCAGACGAGCTCGGCCAAAAGTTTATTGATTCCTTCTGGCGTGTGATTTCAGTCTTTGACTTGGTCGGTGCATTCGTAGATCTTTGGAATATCAGTCTATCGCCGATGCTGGGTACGTTGTTTGAAAATGGGAAAAATCTAGGATTGAATTTCTTAGAGGGCTTCAAGCAAGGAATTAATAACGCTTGGGATAGTGTTATTGATACTGTAGGCTCATTCTTTAAAAGGGTTTTAGGTAGAGGGAAAGAAGTTCTTGATGAGCGTTCGCCTTCAAAAGAAGCTGAGAAAATGGGCTCATTTTTCATTGAAGGTTTTGCGGATGGCATCAATGACCCTACTTGGAGAGAAGAGATCCTTGCAGCATGGACAAATCTTCTTGAGAATCTGAAAAAACCGTCTCCAATAAATATTGAGGGAACTCTGGACGAAATTAACGGGACCTCGGAAAGGGGTTCTGCAGATGGCGGTGGTAAAAGCTGGATATCCGGGATCATTTCAAAATTTTCAAGTGATATCGAAGGTATTTTTACCTCTCTGTCTTCCTTTAAGGCTCTAATGGACCCAATCAACACAATCCTTGCAGGCGCCATGACCATTCTAGAACCGCTTATCAATAAAGCCTTGGCCCCTCTTCTTGGTATCCTCACCATAGTAGGGAAAACTATTGGAGGTGTGCTGGTACCGGTTTTTGATCTTCTGGCTTCGGTTACCGAGATTCTTGGGAGAGGGTTTGTCTGGTTATATAGCAAGGTAATTTTACCAGTCTCGAATGGAATCATTACGGTTTTTAACATCCTTTACAACGCCGTAGCAGCTGTTGTAAATGGAATCGGTAACGCCCTTAGGTGGCTGGGTGTGAAGATGTCGATGGATTATCGATCACTTGATGCAGGGAAGTTGCAGGCGATCGATTACGCTGCCATGACCGCATCTGCCTCCACTTATGCGGGCTCCAGCTCAACCGGTGGATCCTCTTCCTCAGTTAACCAGGTTACTGTGAACTACTACCAGACGATCAATGGGAATGTAATCGGGGATTCTGGCATGGCTGAGCTTGGCGACTTCTTTGTAAGGGCTGTTGAGGCCTATATAGGCAGCGGCGGGACCGTCAGATTCATCCAGGAGACAGCATGACCTATTCTATCCCCATAAGCGAAGCCATGAGGGCTGCTCTCTCTGATCACACCAGACGATATATCAAGGTGACCATTACGCACGATGGTTCACCTATCGTCTTTCATCCTACAAGGATAACAGGAACAGCATCCGAGGAATTCCAGTCCTGGAACGTGCAACTCAAAAACTACGGTGAGTACTCGGAGGGACTTTTCGCAGACGACCTGGCTACTGTTGCTTTTTCTCACAACAACTCCGATTGGATCACACTCATGACCGGCTATGTCTCCCCGGAGGGGATGAACCGGGAGCAAGGGTATGTGTCCGACGATATAGTCTCATTCGACCTGGTTGACCGGACAAAAGGGAAGGGAACGAAGAGAAAACCATCTTCTGCTGTCTTTGCAGCTCTGAAGATTTGCGATCCCTCCGACGCCTCAAACTCCATCCTCCACCGCCTTGGATCGTTGATGGGGATCACCTCTTTTGATGCAGGGCTTATCCAGGACGTGAAGGATATCGTAGTCTTGGGTGAACAGGTGGTCTGGAGCGAGCTGAAGCTCCTAAGTGACGCTTATAAGGCTTGCTTGTACTTCGACTATTTGGGAAGGCTGCGCTTCCACTCTCCCCTAGAAATAGGCTGGACGGACCCTGTATCGGAATGGACATTCGTGGCCGACCCTTCCCATCCCCTCGATTCATACTCATCCAGGGTTGTCGGGAAGGTGAGAAGGACTTACAACCAGGTAAGGTGCAATCGCGCTACTTCCAATCTCAATCTGTACGAGCAGCGCTCCTTGAGAGTCGTCTACCGGGATACCACGAATTGGAACGGTGATCTCTCACAATGCTCGATTGTGATCCAGCCAGGTGCGACCTATCCTGAATCTGGAGTTCTTTCTCTCAATTATAAGGATCCTCTTACCAGTGAGGAGTATCCATACGCAACAAATATCCTGACTCCGACAATCGGCCAGACCAAGACGTTTGACATTTGCTATTCAGGGGGGCACCTTGAGCTGATCAGCTTCAACGGCTCGACTTCCGCAACTACGCAGCAGCCGGGAGCTTCCCAGATCATCCTGAAGAACACCGGATCCCTGGCATGTGAGATCATAAAATTCGAGGTGAGGGGAGAACCTTTCTTCCAGCTCTCGGAGAACAAGGTTGAGGAAGTTGATTCCTCCATCTCCGACGAAGTGGATTATGTTGACCTTTCTGTAGATGGAAAATATGCGACGTCGGTGGAGCAGATTGACAAGGTCCTCTCCAGGAATGTGGAAGAGGGGAAGATCAGGACAAGGCATTTTTCGTTCGCTTCAATTTTCCTCCCCCAGATCCAAAGGGAGATGGTTTGCACTTTCATCGATGTGGACGGCTCTGAAGTTGCCTGCAAGGTGACGACATACTCCCACAAGGCGTCAGGAAAGACCCTTGATACAATGAAAACCTACCTGGAGTTGGATGAGGTCCTCTCCTATATCCCTACTTACAACCCCAGGCATGAGGTGACTCCCCCTAATGTAATGCCTCCCCAAAGAGGGGCTGATGGGGCAAGTGCAAAGGCGGTAATAATCCTTTGCGACTCCGACGGCCTTCCTGTTACATCAAGAGGAGTCCCCAAGATAGCCTCCATCAGGTTCACCTTATCCCTTCAGAACCTCACAATAAATGAGGCTTCCGATGTGGCTTGGGTGTGCTCTGACCCGGAGGTTACCCTTGCAGCCGTACCTGGCGATATTTACTCTGTTGATTTGGATACTTCTGAAGTGTCAGTTGATTCCTTTACTGTAACTGCTACAGTAAGCGGAATCATGGGGCTTGTGGGGATCTCGAAGCGAGCCGACGGAAAACCAGCTCCGCATAGTTTTGGAGGAGTAGCCAGCGTCCCCACGCAAACGCCCACAGGAGAACCTTTGGTTGCAGGCGACTATTTCTTATGGTCTGCTGCAACAGCGGGAGAATTCTCTAAGGGTCAGATCTACGAATACAATGGCACATCCTGGGTTATGTCAACGAATGGCAATTTGGTTTTTACCATTTTTGATGCAGTTGCCGACCTTGCAAACGATGTGGAAGAGACAACAATAGGCAATGCAGTTATCAAGCGGTTAACAACCCTTGAAGCAATGATCAGATATCTCATCGTCCGTAATGCCCGATCCGATAACTACACGGAGGATGCAAACGGCGTTCCGCTTACGGGTTGGATGCTGGATGGTCCTACGGATATGATGAAGAGCCGCAAGGCAAGATTCTACGAGGCGCACATTTTCAATGCCATTCTCGAAAATGCCACCATGAATGAAGGATCTTTCCTCTCTGATGAGTTCTCTACCCAGAAGGCTGACGGGGAAGGAGCAAGCTTCAACACAACCATAAGTACTTCGAACTATACACTCTCAATGGCACGCACATTCTTTGAGGCTATTTTTGAAATGGATGTCCCGATGACTAGGGTTGATGCATGGGACGTGTATACAATTTCAGGCAATTATAAGGGGACTTCTTTCTCTTCTGTTAAAAGAAATATCTATAGAAGCAGGGCAATGGATGCATATTTCAGTGCAAGAATCGTGAGCGGTGCACTAGAAATATATGAGAGAACTACAAGTGTGCCTCGTGGGTATGGGAATGACCTTGTAAGCATTTATGACACTTGTTATGCAACATACAATTCGCTGTATGTAGAAGATATCCCTGCCTTCACATCGTTTGACACGCTTTTTGGTATTTTATCTGCGAACGTGCCACTAAACACCCCATGCAATTTTACCGGGACTGCTACATTTGTAGTGGCTAGGAGGGATACAACATATGGCGGTGATATCATATATTATGGCCCATATTCGATTTCTGCAACCAATGGGAAAATTGTAATCACATCTACCACTATCTCTCTTTATAACTCATCGAATGCTCTTATTGGTACGGTGAGTAGCGCAGATATGCTCATGGATGGGACGAGTGTAATAATTACTGTTGAGTCCGCAATTCAGGGAATTAAGACTATGAATATAGTCCCTGTAGAGACGAATTCATATGACCTGGGATCAAGCAATAAGACATTCAAGCGAATATTTCTTGGAGGTAGTGAAGGATTTCTCTGTCGTGCATGGGTTAACTTCAATGGCACAGGGACAGTTGCAATCAGAGCAAGTAAAAATATAAGCAGCGTTGTAGATATTGGAACAGGTAGTTATACTATAAATTTTGAAAATGCAATGCCTGACACAAATTATATTATGGTTGCACCGGGATTAGGTTCCGCATCACAAAGCTATAACTGGGTAGCGAAAGATAATGATGGGAATGCATTGTTTGGTAAAACAGTATCGTCTCATAAAATTGTAGTTTCCAATGCTTCCAATGGTGGTGCGGTGGATGCCGCACATGTTTATATCGCTTGGTTCAGATAGGAGTTCATATGGTAGTTATATATAAAAATTCAAACAATAATGTTTCAGTCCTTATCCATTCCATTGAATTACTTTCAAGATATTCTTTGCAATCTATCGCACTGAAAGATGTACCATGTGGCCTTCCCTTCTGGATTGTTGAAGATTCAGAGATTCCCACTGACAGGACATTTCGTGATGCTTGGGAAATTCCAGAGGAATGGGGAGAACCCGATGGCTATGGCTCTCCATATTCCACATTCAAAGGGGTGCTCGATGCTCTCGATAAATAATGCCAAAGCCATTGAAATAGCGAAGAACAAAATAAGAATGTGGCGAGAAGCTGAATTTTCCAAGAACGACATACGAATACAAAATGCGCTTGCTGACGGCGATGAACAAACAAGGATTGAGGCTGTTTCCTATCGTGATTACCTCCGTGATCTACCTCAGCAATGTGAAGGGAAAACGGTAGAGGAACTGAAAACCCTCTTGTATGAATTGGAGGAACCCGATGGACAAGCGTAAGCACTTCGTCTGCTGTTTTCTAATTGCCCTTCTTGGCCTGCAGCACTCTCTTTTTGCAGGGCTCTATGCAGCTGCTCTCTGCGCCTTTTTGAGGGAATATGACCGGTGGGCTTATACCGGGAAACTTGATAAGAAGGATACTTTTTTAGATCTGATTTCTGATGCCTTCGGCATCGCGACTGCTGTGGTGATTTGGGGGATTACATGACACAGAGAACAAGCAACATGTTGTCGAAGGCGACTCAGTGGATAGCCATCATCGGCTCTATCGTAGGGGTTCTGACTCTTGGGATCCGCACCATAGATCTCACCCAGCAGACTGCGCAAGCTGTAGTCGAGCTGGATAGAAGGGTGAGTGTGGAGACCGAGGAAAGAAAACAAGCTGATCAGGATATTCGAAGCCGCATGAGCGAGGGGGACAAGATGGTCCAGTCGGAGCTAAGCCAGATCAGGCTTGATATCGCCGTTGTTTCTACAGACGTCAAGTATCTCGTAAAAGCGGCTGAAGCAAGGAGTGAGAAGTGAAAACGATTCAGATCACAGGAAAGCGAATGGACCTGTCCGAGGTTGCCAATTTGGCAATACAGTTCGATCATGAGACGGATACAGTAAAATTCGTCCTTCCTGCTACATATGACGGGAAGGAGCTTCCTACCTCCGGGTGGGGGGTGAGGTATCAGCTGTCGAACACTTTGGGAGATATCGACCTGGTTGAGGCAACGCTTTTTGAAGAAAACCTTGAGATTGAATATTCGTTCCGGGGAGGGGTTGTCTCACGTCCGGGTCTGGTATCCCTTGCGCTGCAGTGCATCCAGGAGGGGAAGATTGTCTATCAAACGGTGCCTGGTGTCATCAAGGTGGTGAGGCAGATAGATCCCTCGAATCTCCCCCAGGATGAAGACATCCTC